GCAACCGGACTGTCCGGTAGCTGCACCGTGTCGGCTTGTGCGGGCTTCGGGGTTGCCTTTGCCTTTGCCTTGCGGCTCCGGCGCTTTTTCTTCGGTGCAGTCTCCGCCGTCATCGACTGTGCGAGTGTCATATGTAGTATCCTCTCGATACATTCTGCAAAGAACCGACAGACCGAGAATCGGTCCGACAAACTATAATGCAAGCCGGGCCAACTTCTTTAGAATCAACGACTTACCGGGATTTTCAGGGGACCGAAACGAGGAGGCGAAAGTTAAGTCGCAGGGAAATAAGGACTTAGGGTTTTCGCCGTGGCTGGGGGGCCACACTTTCGCCTGTCAAAATTTTGGCACCGGGTGCCTGGGGCCCAGGTTCCGGGCCCGAATCGGCCTGTCNGTTTCCCGACACGAAAGCGAAAGTCGGGGGCGAAGATTGGGCGAAGGCGAAAGCGAAAGTTTGGCGAAAGAACCCCCCCAGTCCGATCCCCCCGTTCCACCTCAGGGGTGTGGGGGGCCCCAAGAGGCAGCGGATCCAGCGAAGTCAAACCGACCGTCAACAAGGGGGGTGCCGGAAAGGGGAAACGATGGGGTTGACGGGGGCCCCGAGGTGGGGTAGGGTAGGGGCTGTGAGCTACGACCGCCGACTCGACGCCGCCCCGTTCCCGGTGAACAGCAACAACCTCCAAAACACCATCCGCACGGACCTCCACGTCCTCCGTCGCCTGGAGGGTCTCATCCGCAAGCACCGCTCCATGCGCCGAGCGGCGAAACTGCTCGGGGTCTCGCACCAATTCCTCTCCCTCGTGATGAAGGGGACCCGCCGCCCCGGGCCCACCATCGCGGCCTCCCTCGGCTTGGACCGGCACGTCATCTACCTCCCCAAACCCGGCCGCCGTGGGCCTGCGCCGAAATGACCGCCCTCACCCAATCCTCCAAAGCCCGGCTCGCCGGGTGGAAGAAGGAGGGGCGGGACCTCGCGTTCCGGCTCGTCAGTGACCCCGTCTACCTCCTGACCCTCCAAAAGCGGCTCCTCGCCGGGGACCTCCACCCCTCCCTGGAACGCTACCTCCTGGAGATGGCCCTCGGCAAGCCGGTGGAGCAAATCGACGTGCGGAAGGAGTCCCGGGTCCGGATTATCCACGAATACACCAACGGGCCCCTCTCCCCCGCCCCCCTGGAGGCCGAAGTCCTGCCCACCCCCGACCCCACAGAGGTGTCCCATGACCCCAAACCCGACTGACACCGACGAACGAGAGGTCCGGTTCACCTGGAACCTCCCCCAATCGCGGTTCATGCAGTGCAAATCGCGCTATGTCAACTTCGAGGGGGCGATTCGGGCCGGAAAGTCCACCCCCCTGGTCATGAAAACCATCACCCTCATGGTGGACCACCCCGGGATCAAGTGTTCCCTCTGGCGGTGGACCGGGGACGCGCTGGAAACCCAACTCATTCCCCTCTTCTGGGAACTCTGCCCCAAGGAACTCCTGGATCCCAAGAAACCCTGGGACTCCAAGCAGGAATTTGTCCGCTTCCTCAACGGCTCCCTCTGTTACCTCAGAAGTCTGCGCCCGGGGGAGGGATCCGGGCGATATATCAAGTGTTCTGGCCTCACCCTGGCCACCGTGGGCGTGGATCAGCCTGAAGAGGTCCCAGAAGACATCTTCCTCTACTTGAAAGGCCGGATGTCCCAACCCGGCTACCCCCACCAAATGCTCCTGACCCCCAACCCCCCAGGTCAGGACCACTGGATCTGCCGTGAGTTTCCCACCACCCACAATCTCCCCAACCACGAGATGATCCACACCACCACCTACGACAACCGGCACATTCTCGGGGAGGAATACATCGCCGACCTCGAACTCTCCTACCCCCCGGGCCACCCCATGCGGCACCGGATGCTGGAGGGGAAGCGCGGGCTCCAGTTGGAGGGCGAGGCGGTCTACGGGAAGATTTTCAAGCGCGACCTCCACATCGCCGAGGTGGAAGCCTACCCCGACATCGCCGTGATGGAAGCGTGGGACTTCTCGAAGAAGCACCCCGCCGTCCTCTGGTCCCAATTCACCCCCGGGGGCGGCTGGTGGCCGTTGATGGAATACCAGGGGGAGTCCATCTACCTGGAAGAACTCATCCCCATCATCCTGGCCATGCGCCAGCAGGCCTTCCCCACCCAGGACATCTGGCCCTGCTGCGACCCCTCGGGCGCGGACACCACCTCCCACGGCACCTCCCGCACCGCCGTGGAGATCCTCGGCGATCAACAAATCTTCCCCGCCTACGTGCGCGGATCCAACCAGCGGGCCAAGCGCACCTACGCCATCAACCAACTCGCCCGCTTCATGCTCCGGCTCACCGCGAGTGGTCCGGCGTTGCAAGCGCACCCGCGCTGTGGCATACTCATTGACGGGTTCCAAGCGGGCTATGTCTATCCTGAGAAGTCCGGGGGCCACAACATCCGGGTGCCGCTGAAAGATGGTTACTACGACAACCTCCAAAATTGCGCGGAGTACACCATGCTGAACTTCCTCATCCCAGGCGCGGACGACGACGTGCGTGGATTAGACGGCACGAACCACGCACCCTCTGCCCCGCCCCAACGCGACATCGATCCCATGGACCCGCCCCGCCCCCACGGCCGGGGCCTCGCAGGCTACTGACATGACCCAGACCCGAGGCATCACCCCCATCCTGTCCGCGAATGAGAAGGTCACCTTGAAGAACCAACTCGTGCCCGGCTCCTTCAACCCCTTCGCCGAATCCTCCTCCCTCAAGGCCCCCCGTCGCCGCAAGGTGGCGAAGCCGGGGATGAAGACCCGGCGGAAGAAGTCTCGGGCCCACCGTGCCAAGGGAGAACGTTGATGGCAAAACGCCGATCCCGCAAGCGTCAGGAGCCCCGCGACCCCTTCGAGATCTCCCTCTCCGAAGTGGAGTTGAAGGCCGTCGCCGATCACCTCTCCACCGAGTTGGAAGAGGCCATGCAGTCCCGGGTGGATCTCATCGGGGACAATCAGAAGATCGACAAGTGGCACATCGCCTACGAAGGCGGGAACGAAGCCATCACCCGGAACACGCCCTGGCCGGGAGCCGCGAACCTCCACTCCTGGATCGGCACCGAGAAGGTGGATGTGGTGCGGGCCCGCACGGTCAAGGCCATTTTCGTGGACCCCATCTGGGTCGTGGAAGGGTGGGGGATTTCCGAGGCCCAAGTCTCCCAGGTGGAGAAGTTCCACCAGTGGCAGGCGGAGGGCGAGCGTCTCCAAACGGTCCTCTCCAAGGTCGTCCACCTCGGCTTGGTGGAGGGCACTGGCGTGTTGGAAGTCGCCGAACGCTCCGTCCCCCGCACCATCCGGGAAGATCGCACCGTCAAGGTGATGACCAACCAGGAAGGCGCAGTGGTCCTGGATGAGAAATCCGAACCTCTCCCCATCCGGGATGAGCGCGGTCAGTTGGTGGACGCCGACCCCTCTGACCCCTCGGCCCGCCCCGTTGTGGAGTCCCGAGTCGTCCGGGTCCGCACCGGCCCCCAATACCGCGTCATCTCCCTCAAGAACTTCCTCGTCCTCCCCGGCCACGCCGCGGACCGCACCGAGGTCTGGGGCTACGCCAAACGCTTCCACCGCCGGTTGAAGGAACTCCAGGACCTCGAAACGGCCGGGGTGTACCAGAACATCGACCAACTCGGCACCGGTACCGACCGTGAGCAGACCACGGCCCTCACGCACCAGAACATGACCATTCCCCAGCAGGGCGAAGGGTCCGTCGAGAAGGAGATCTACGAACTCCTCGTCCTCATGGACCTCAAGGACGTGGGGGTCGAGCAGTGGTACGTCGTCACCCTCCACCTCAAGACCCGCACCATCCTCCGGATCCAGGTCGATGATCTCGGTCAGGCCCGCTACCTCATGTTCACCCCGTTCCCGCGCCCCCACTCCGTCTACGGCTACTCCCTCATCGGAAATAAGCTGCGGACCATCATCGCGGAACACACCGCGTGGCGGAACATGATTTCCGACCGCTCTCACCTCGTCATCAACGCTCCGCTCAAACGTCGCATCAATGCCATTTGGAAGCCCTCGATTCAGCCCTGGGGCCCCGGCGCGGTGATGGACGTGCGTGACAGCGGGGATGTCGAGGCCTTTTCGATCCCGGACGTGCCGTCATCGGCGATTCACCGAGAGGGGACGGTACTCTCCGCCAGTGAGCGGGTCAGCGGCCTAACCGACTCAGCGTCCGGGGTCCATCCCCAACAAGACCGCACCCTTGGAGAGGTCCAAACCGTGACCTCCTCCTCCCTCGTCCGGATTGACGAGATCATCCACAACCTCCAGGAACCGATGGAGGAACTCTTCGACGTCCGACATGAAATCTGGCGTCGGACCCTCCGCACCCAGGGCTCCGACTCCATCCCCACCTCCCTCCAGGCGGCCCTGGAGTCCCGTGGGGCCAAGCTCCCCGCTGAGGGGTTCGACCCGGCGATCCTCGACGGCACCTTCCGGGGCAAGCCCCACGGCTCCGTCGAATCGGCCGACCCCGGGTCGATGCGGAACAACTTCAACACCTTCCTCACCGCCATCCAGCAGATGACCCAATCGGTCCCGGCCTTCAGCGCGATGCTCTCGGATGTCGGCGTGGTGAAGGCCATCTTCACGGAAGCCATGCGGCTCTACAACTGGGAGAACAAGTCGGCCATCACTGATGCCCTCGCCAAGTTCGAGGAGATGGTTCGCAACGCGCCACCCCCGCAACCGGGGGCCCCGCAAGATCCGAACAACCCGCAAGCGCAAGCTGAACCTACCCTTCCACCCCAAGGAGGACCCGGCACCACGCCCGCAAGCTAATGCCCGACGCCGAACGACACCTCGAAATCGCTGAATCCCTCGACGCCCTCACGGCGAGCCCTGCGTGGTATCTCTACGTCCAGACCGTCCGCAAGTACTTCAACCCACTTACGTTCCAGCAGCGCATCGAGACCATCTCTGAGGAGTCCCCCGACGCCCATCTCGTGGCCTGTGCCATCGGGAAGGTCGTCGCGGCTCACGGCACGGCGGAGGAACTCCTCTCCCTCCCCGCCCGGGAAGCCGCCCACCTCCGCCGACAGGTGGCCCCTGCGGAAGAACCGGACGGAGACTGGCTATGAACATGCGCCTCCTCGACGGCCGCATCCTTATTCGCCCCACCGTCCGCCCCACCACCACGGAGTCGGGGCTCCTCCACATCCCGGAGACCCATGCGCGCCCCATCCCCAGCACCGGCACCATCGTGCTGATGTCTCACCAGAGCCCTGATGTCACGGTTGGCGACATCGTGGCCTTTTCCAACACCGTGGGCCAACTGATCACCATCCGCGACGAGGACCTCCTGCTCATTCCCGAGTCCGAGATCCTCGCCGTGTTTGAACCTTCAAACAAGGAGTAACGTCTCATGCCAGAAGACGATGCAGGAACCGAAGACCTGAAACCCGGTGACGAGGGGTATCAGGAGCCCGACGACAACGACGATGAGAACGACGACCCACCCCAAGGCGGCGACCTCAAGGCCGCCCTCCAGCAGGAACGCGGGAAGCGGAAGGCCCTCCGCAAGGAACTCTCCTCCCTGAAAGCCGATGTGGAGAAGATGAAACCCCTCGCGGAGGAATACACCAACCTCCTCCCCTACCTCCCGCAGATCCTCGCGCAGAAGAAGGAGAACGACCAAGCGGGTACCCGGGCCACCGCCACCGTCGAGGAGGCCGCCCGCGTGGCGGAACTCTCGGAGTTCGCCCAGATTGGGGGCTACCTCTACGAGGACGGATCCCCCAACCTCGACCAAGCCGCCCGGGTCCTNGCCTTCATGGACAAGCGCACGGACGGCCGAGTCACCTCCACCACCGCAGGCACCCGCGCCTCCGCCGCCGCCTCCCGGGCCCAGCAGATCAAGGAGAAGGCCTACGAGGCGAAGGATAAGGACGGGAACCTTTACGCCACCCGGAAATACATCGATCAGGTCTTCGACGGCATGGACCCAGAGCAACTAGTCCAAGGGGACAACGCCGTCTCCGCCCTGGTCATGGCTCGCGGGCTCGGCGGACACGGCGGCAAGTGGTCTGGGGCCACCCCCGGCGGCGGCGAGGAAGTGGACGCCGATGGCGCACCGCTCCATGTCGAAACCTCCGGGGGG